AAAAAACGCAGGAGGAAATTAACGATATGAACTACAAAGCGTTACTTGGTGATGCCTACAAAGAGGGCATGACCGCCGATGAAATCATTTCTGCGCTTGAAAAAGTTGCAGACCCTAGCGCAGAGGTCGAGAAGCTGCGCAACGCCGTGACAAAAGCCAATGGCGAAGCTGCTGAGTACAAGAAGCAGCTCAAGGCAAAGCGCACCGATGACGAGAATGCTGCACAGGAACAGGCTGACAAGCTGGCAGAGATGCAGAAGCAGATTGAAGCCTTGACTGCCGACAAGGAAAACCTCGTCAAGGAAAAGACCCTTGCATCTTACCGTGAGAAGTTCGTTTCACAGGGTTATGACGCTGAACTTGCCAACAAGGCTGCGTCTGCACTGGCTGACGGTGACATGGACAAGGTGTTTAAGTTCCAGTCGGAATTTATGACCGCCCACGACACCGCTTACAAGGCTTCTCTGCTGAAGGATATGCCCACACCTCCGGGTGCGGATGGCAAGGGCGGTTCTGACAGTGAGGGCGTGGCGTTTGCTAAGAGCCTTGCACAGCAGAACGCAAATGCTTCTAAGGCATCGAGTGACGCAATGAGTGCTTTCCATTAACAAGGAGGAAAACATGAAGTTTACCCGAAACACGGTCAACGGAATCAACGATACCATCCTTGCTTCCAATGACTACACCGCCATCCCCTTTACCGTGACCGAAGCTGCTACGGTTAAGGCTGGCTATCCCATGACGCTGGCTGGCAAGAAGGCAACTTCTGCCACCGCAGACGGCATTCTGTTGTATGACGTTGACCCGGCAGAGAACCCCAATGCTTCCCTGCTGATTCGTGGCGTTATCGACACCAAAAAGGCTGCCGCAAGCTCTGGCTTCACCTATGATTCTGATGCGGTTACTGCGCTCAAGACTGCCATTCCTGGCATCTTCTGCCGTGACAACATCAGCGTGAACGCTTAATAGGAGGTAAAACAACATGGCACTGAATCTTAAGGAAGTCTTTGCCCCGGCTGCGATTGCCGCCTATTGGACGAATGACCCTACCAACGCGATGCCCTTTGCATCTGATGCACTGTTTCCCGCCAAGAAGAAGGCCGGTCTCGACCTGAAGTGGCTGCGTGGTCACAAGGGCGTTGGCGTTTCCCTGATGCCCAGCGCATTTGACGCAAAGGCTACGTTCCGCACCCGTGAGGGCTTCAAGTTCGATGAGACCGAGATGCCGTTCTTCCGCGAGGGCTACCATCTGGGCGAGAAAGACCGTCAGGAAATCCTGCGTGTTCTGGACAGCAACGACCCCTATGCCCGTGATGTGATGAACCGTCTGTACGATGACACCGCACAGCTTATCACTGGCGCTCGTATCGTTCCTGAGCGCATGATCTGGCAGCTGCTGGCTCCCGCCAATGGCGTTCCGGGCATCACCATCAAGGCAAACGGCGTGAACTACACCTACAACTACGACCCGGACGGCACTTGGAAGTCCACCAACTACAAGGAAGTCTCTGTCGCAAAGTCCAAGTGGAACGTCGCCACCGCCACCCCCATTGCTGACCTGAACGCTGCAAAGGATGCTGTTCTGGCAAGCGTTGGCGAGGTTGTGACTGAGGTGTACATGAACACCGCCACCTTCCGCAACATGATTGCTGCGGACGAGGTGAAGAATCGGTTTATGACTGTCACCGCAAAGGCAAACGCCGTTCTGCTGGATGCCGAAGCACGGCAGATTGTCGAATCTGCAACCGGTCTGACCATCCATCTGTACGACAAGATGTTCAAGGCAGACCAGTACAGCGCAAGCGAGAAGTATCTGCCCGATGGCATGGTGGTGGTTGCTCCTTCTGGCGCTCTGGGCAGCACTTGGTACGGCACTACTCCTGAGGAAGCCGACCTGCTGTCCGGTCAGTCTGGTGCATCCGTGTCCATCGTGAACACTGGCGTTGCCATCACCACTGAGCTGACCGTTCACCCGGTCAACGCCAACGTCTATGCTTCTGAAATCGTCCTGCCGTCCTTTGAGCGCATGGACGCTGTGTACTGCATCAAGGCTTACTAAGGCGAAAGGAGGAAAGCAGCATGGGAGACCAGTATTCCGAAGCGGCAGTCAAGCTGGGGCAGTACATCGCTCCTGCACTTGACCGTGAAATCACGGACGAGGACTACCCACTCTTCGACCTGCTGCTTGATTTCGCCAAAGACAAGATATTTGCGCAGGGCTACCCCTTCGGCAACAGACCGGACGAGTTGCCCTTGCAATATCAGTCGTTGCAGATACGCATTGCAGCGGAACTGTACAACCACATCGGCGCAAACGGGCAGACGAGCTATACCAACAACGGCATTACTCGTGTGTGGGAAAGTTCCGATGTGGCGCAGTCCCTGTTGAATGAAGTAGTTCCGAGAGTAGGTGTTATCGGCTGATGTTCAATGGAAGCCCGCTGGATAAACGCCCGCTGTGGTATTCAAACCCTGTTGGCGAGAAAACGCCTGTTGTGGACGAGTGGGGAAACGAAACCGGCGAAACATCGCAGACGTGGAGCGACCCCGCAAAGCTGATGCTGAATGTCAGCCCGCCTACTGGTTCTGCGGAAGCAAGCCCTTTTGGAGCATTTACGGATTATAGCTACGTTGTCAGCTCGTCCAGCAAAAAGCGCAACACACCGCTTTATGAAGGTACACACGTCTGGTTTCAGACGGACATTTCAAAGCCCTTCAATTACACTGTGGTCAAAGTCGCAGAGCATATTACAGACACGTTGTATGCGCTAAAAGAGGTGGCTACAAGTGAAAATTAAAGTGAGGTTGAGCGATGCCGGACTCCGTGATGCGGAACGTCAGATACAGGAGTACAAGACCACCCTGAACAAGAAAGCTAGAGCGTTTGCTTTTCGCCTTTCGTGGCTGGGGCTTGAAGTCGCAAAGGTGCGTTTCGCTAATGCGGAATACGCTGGCTCAAATGACGTGAAATGCCATATTAACCAAAAAGACAAGACTTGCACCATCGTTGCAGAAGGCAAAGCGGTCGCCTTTATCGAGTTTGGCACTGGCGCACATCACAACGGATATGGCGGCGAACTACCGCCCGGTGTTGGTGCGCATGGCTCCTACGGCAAAGGGCAAGGCGCAAACCGCAGATGGTACTACTACGGAGAATCCGGCAATGCTGGCACGCCTGTCAAACAGGTGGATGGTAAAGGCCAGTTGAATTACACCAGCGGCAACGAGCCAGCTATGGCTATGTGGGGAGCTGTTGAGGAAATGGCTTCTCAAGTCGAAGCAACGTGGAGGGAGGTTTGGAATAGTTGATTGATTATTTCAACTCTATCTTTACGGCTGTTGCGACCGAACTTCGGAAACAGGTTCCCGGCATTTTTGTTACTGGTGAAATCAACGACAGCAACGTCAAAAAGTTTCCGTGTGTACAGATAGAGGAAAACAGCAACCTCCCGGTTCACCGGGATTCTGCCAGCCGAAGCAAGTACGCTGCTGTTTCCCTGCGTGTGCGTGTCTATTCCAACAAAACCAGCGGACGCATTTCAGAAGCACGCTCCATTGTGGGCATCGTAGATTCTGTATTGGAACCGCTCAATTTTTATCGAAAATCGTTTGCCCCGTTGAATGGGCTGTACAACAATTCCGTCTATCGGATTGATTGCAGTTACGGGGCAACAATCGGAGAGGACGGAATGATTTACCGAAACTAAGGAGGTAAACATTCTATGAGTACTGCTATCTCCGGTCTGAATACCACCCTGTATTGTGGCGACAGCGCAACCGCTCTGACGAAGCTGTGCGACATCAAGGATGTTCCCGACCTGATCTCTGAGCCGAACCTTCTGGATGCAACCACTCTATCTGACCCCATGCAGGTCAACATCTTCGGTATTATCCAGAGCGACACAAAGTCCTTTACCGCCAACTACAACAAGGATGACTACAAGAAAGTCAAGGAAGCTGGCTATGACGAGACTTCCGAAAGCAATGCCGTCAAGTACTACGCACTGAAAATGCAGGACGGATCCGGCTTTTCTTGGCAGGGTATGCATCAGGTTGGCCTGTCTGGCTTTGGTGTTGACGAGGTCGTGGAAATGACCATCAACTGTATCTTTACCAAGAAGCCTGAGTTCAGCGAAACTCTGACTATCACTGGCGGTTAAACCAAAAAAAAAACAAATCAATCAAACCGGGCAGAACTGAACATCGGATTTGGTTCTGCCCCTATTTATAAAGGAGAGCATTTATTATGGCTGCAAAAGTTATCAATTTTCATTCCCCCGATGGCAAGAACACTTACGAGCTGACTTTCACCCGTGACAGCGTGGAAGCCACCGAACGCGCAGGCTTTCAGATTGGTCAGTACACCCAGATGACCAACCTGCTGTCCAACTCCCGCGCCCTGTTCTACGGCGCGTTTATCGCCCGGAATCGTGGCATCAAGCGTAAAGTCGTGGACGAAATGTTTGCCCACATCGACGAGAAGGAAGAGCTGATGGCTGCGCTGCTTGAAATGTTCATGGATGCTTCCAAGTCTCTGCTGGCGACTGATACTGAGGACAAGACCGCAAAAAACGCAACGTGGGAGATTGTGTAACCGCACAATCTCAGGAATCAGACGGAGAGGGAGAATCGTTCTCCTTCTCCAAGCTGTTCCACGATGTAGAAGCCTATTACATCTCCATCGGCATGACCTACGAGCAGTTCTGGCACGGCGATGTCTGGCTGGCTAAGGTATATCGTGACGCAGAGGAGCTGCGAGAACGCAGAGCCAATGCAGAAGCTTGGAGAAATGGCTTTTACATGGCATCTGCGCTTTCCTCTACGGTTGGCAATATGTTCCGAAAGAAAGGGTCTAGACCTATCAAGTACATGGATAGACCGATTCCCCTTACTCAAAAGGAGAAGGAAGAGTATGAATACCAACGTGCTGCGGAAGCACAGGAGCGAATCAAACGTATGATGTTCTCCATGATGGAGCAAAAGGATGGTGGTAGTGATGGCTGATGTTGATATTACAAGCTTATCCGTAGAAATCTCTGCGGAATCCAGCGGTGCGGAGCTTAATATCGACAAGCTCGCTACCGCCATTTCTAATTTGCGGACGAAAGGCAACGTGGCAAAGGTTTGCAGTAGTCTTGATAAGTTATCTGCTTCTATTTCCGCTCTTAAATCCGCATCTACTGGGCTGGACGGTCTTAGCAAAATCACGTCTTTTATGAACGGTTTTGCTAATGTAGACCTTACTCAAAGTGCAAAAGGAATCCGCTCTGTTGCTAATGCTTTGAACAAAATTTTGTCCGTCAATCTTGGAAACATGGATTTTTCCGGGCTTGGCAGCAAGATGAACAGCTTGAAGAACGGCTTTTCCCCTATTTCTTCTATTAGCGATTCTTCCATTAAGAGTTTGCGTAGCGTAAGCAGTGCAATCAATTCCATTGCTAAAATCCCAAGCATTACAAAGAAACTGGACTCTAAAACGCTTGATGATTTTGCGGAAGTTTGTAAGAAAGTGGCATCCGCTATTTCTCCACTCGCTTCCAAGCTGGACAAGGTAGGACGCTCTTTTTCTTCGCTTCCATCTAAAATTAAAAGTGCTGTCAATTCTACAACCCACTTTTCTTCGGCAAACCAGAAAGCAAGTGCTAGTCTTTCAAGTTTGGAAAACCAGTTAGAAACCATCAAGAAACGTGCAGCACAGCTAGTTTCTCTGAAAGCTATTGCCACTTATCTTGCTAATGCCGTTACTAAGTTCAATGACTTTTATGAAGCAACAGACTTGTTCAATAACGCAATGGGCGAGTTAAGCGGTCAAGCAACAGAGCTTATCAATAAGATGGAGTCTCTGCTTGGCATCGACCCGACAGAAGCAATGACAAATATTGCTACGCTCCAAAGCCTTGCAACTTCGTTCGGTCTAGCAAGCGATAAAGCGTATATCTTATCCAAGAACCTGACTCAACTTGCCTATGACGAATCGTCCTATTGGAATAAAGATACTGCTACCACCTTTACCGCAATTGCTTCTGCTATCTCTGGAGAACTTGAGCCTATTCGCCGTTTGGGCGTTGATCTGTCTCAGGCACGGTTACAGCAGGAACTTCTTGCTTTGGGATTTAACAAACAGGTTTCTAGTTTGTCTCAGGCAGATAAGGCGGTTCTTCGTTATATTGCCATTATGAAGCAGACTGCCAATGTGCAGGGCAACCTTGCACAGACCATTAGTAGCCCCGCCAATATGGTACGCATTTTGAAGTCTGAAATTTCACAGCTCGCAAAGGCTGTTGGTCAGCTTCTTTATCCCGCATTTAAGGCGATTCTCCCCGTTCTGATTGCGGCAGTTGACCTTATCAAAGAATTTGTGGTCTCTCTTGCATCTGCGTTCGGACAGAAAATTGAATTTACCGATTTTAGCAAGACACAGAAAGATATTGGTGGCGTGGCCAACGCTATGGATGACACCGCCGATGCTACAAAATCGGCAGCAAAAGCAGCCAAAGACTATACGATGGGTTTTGATGAATTAAACATTATCGACCCTTCACAAAACTCTGGTTCTTCCGGTTCTGGTGGCGGCGCTACTGGTAATCTGCTCGGTGATGTTGACCTTTCCCAATATGATATGTTCAAAGATTATGCTGGAAGCGTTGTTGATGAGATTAAGGCGAAATTAAAATCTCTCGATTCTTTTCAAATCGGAACCCAAATTGGTGAACAGCTAAATAAACTTATGGGCATGATTTATGATGCCATCCATTCTGTTGATTGGGCCTCGCTTGGAGCAGTTTTTGCAGATGGCATTAACGGGCTCGTGGATTCTGTAGACTGGGATTTGTTTGGTCGATTGCTTGCGGACAGATTCATTATCGAGTTTGAGCTTCTTGGCGGTTTCCTGTCTCAGCTTGACTGGACATCTGTGCTTAACGCCTTTATTGATGGCTTTTCTGGATTCTTTCACGAACTTTCAGATTGGATAGCAACAGTAGATTGGACTGGTGTTGGGAAGCAATTAACTGATAAGCTTTCCGATGCTTTTCAAAATGTTGAGATTGAAAAGCTTGCAAGAGTTCTTTTTAACTTTATCACTGATAGCATTAACGCTGTTTCTGATTTCTTGGCTGGAACAGACTCTTACCAGCTCGGCCAAGACCTCGTTGACTTTGCTATTAGAGCCGTTACTTCTGTAGATTGGGCCGGGCTAGCTCAAGCCATAGGTCGTTTCTTTGGCGAAGCGTTCATTGAAGC